CAGGGCAATGATCCGTTCCTAGCGGAACAGCGCTCCGCTCATGCGGAGCGAGTGCTCTGTTTTTGCGGAATATGCAAATACCTTATTGGACAGAAAAAGATGAAACATATAAAATATTAATTGAAAATAAAATAAATGAAATTTTGCAAGAAGTAGCCTAGTGATTACTATCCTACTTCTTTTTATATTGGAAGGAAGTGAGATTATGGATGGTAAAATTGCAGATAGATCAGAAGAAATCACCGACGAAGAATGGTTGGAAGTAAATGAATTTAATAGAGAAATGGTTCAAGATTACCTTGATAATCAATCAGACCTTTCATTACAGACAAAACCAGCATATAAATCCGGGCTTCGTATTTTCTTTTTTTGGGTGAAGAATCATTTAAAAAATAAAGATTTTACCGAAATAAAGAAAAAAGAATTTCAAAAATATTTAAACTGGCTTACAAATAGAGGATTGTCAGATTCGGCTATAAAATTTAAAAAGTCTGTCGTAAGTACATTTTGTAATTATGTTATGTTAATGTATGAGGAAGAATATCCTACTTTTAGGAATTTCACGGTAGGGCTTAAAGTTGTGCAAACTGGATATGTACATGAGAAGGTTCCTCTTACACCAGACGAATATATTAATTTATGTAAAGAACTTGAAAAACGAGAAGAATGGCAAAAATTAGCTTATCTTGTATTTTCTTATAGTACAGGCTGTAGACGTGCAGAAGCTCGTCAATTACTCAAAGAAGTTGTCGATTATCCAGCAAAAGAGAAGAAAATAAAAGTACTAGATGAAGATGGTCATGAACACGAAGCAATTTCAAGACAATATCTTACACATACTATTCGTTGTAAGGGAAAATCATTGGTTGGAAAACCTAGAAAAATGAAATTTGGTGAAGATGCTATGACCTGGATGAAAAAATGGTTAGAAGTTCGTGGTGATGATGATTGCCCGTATATGTTTGTAATTAAACAAAAAAATGGAGAAACTAGACAAGTTGGTGAAGGCGTTTTCAATGATTGGTGTAGTGGATTATTTACTGAAATTGTTGGGAGAAGGGTTCATCCACATTTATTCAGGGAATCACGGGCAACCAACCTTGTCGTATACGAACATAAATCTGCGGAAGTAGCTCAAAAGCTATTGGGGCATAATGACGTAAGTACAACTAAGAACCACTACATTATTAAAAATGATTCTGATGATGAGTCTGACGAAGCATTTATTTGATTCATATTACCCTATCACAACATAACATAGTGCAACAAAACCTTGACAAAACGAGATATTTCTTCTAATATATATTAAAGAAATCTTAGATAATTAATTCAAATAAAAAACCAAGCAAAATTCCGTATAGACGGTTGAGCCAATATTGAGAGTTATGGCTAAAATACAAATTTTAACGCAAAACGGTCGCTATTGATGGCGGTCGTTTTTGTGTTTATCAAAAAATCGTACTAAGTATGCAGATGTAACTCCGCTTACGGTTCCGACAATTAGTGGTAAAACAACTAATTCACAAACAGAAGTCACGTACACATCGCCCTCCTTTCTTAGCAAGGGTATCTATCTATATAAACAGGATATCACTATCCTGACGTGACTCAACCGCCTACCATCTTAATCTAGCTAAAATCAAAATGTTGGAATTTCACTTGGTGTCTTATTATAACGCATATGTCAAATTATGTCAAAATTATTCTGTTATAATTTCAATAGAACAAATAAAGCAAACAAAGAGCATCGAATGACACGTACGTTCGATTAATAAAATACGTATTAATAGTAGGTTTGGTAGAATCCAATAAAAACTACTATCGCCACTGCTCATAGAGGCGGTTTGCAACAATCAAACCACCAATATTCAGGTTGTAAGGACGGTATCATATGGTGTTCTAGTTAGAGAATATTATATTGAACAAAAATCTTCGAGATTTTTACTAGGGATTGTGCTTGCACAAAACTAGATTTGAGCTTATGTTATGACTGCTGTGCGGTCTGGATTTGCTGCGATCCATAAATAAAGCAGAACGATAAAGCGGTGCTTCACTACCATTAAATGTGAACCTTTATGGAGAGTATTGCTACTCTCCTATTTTGGTGCGTTGGACGAATGGTTAAGTTATCTCCCTTTCACGGAGACGATGCAGGTTCAATTCCTGTACGCATCACTGTGTTAGTAGCTTAGTTGGTCAAAGCGTCAGATTGTGAATCTGAAGATCGTGGATTCAAGTTCCACCTAACACCTATTTTGGGTAGGTATGCCTAGAGGCGAGGGCAAGGCTCTGTAAAAGCCCCACGAAGAAACACCGCAGGTTCGACTCCTGCTCTGCCCATTTTATAAATCTTTCAAGAAAGGATGATTCAAATGAAAGGTATGACAGGAATCTATAGGATTAATCCGGCATTAGTCGGTGGTATCGCTGGTGGATGTACTGGTATATTGCTTTATTTTTTGTATAGATTTATTATAACGTTGGTATAATTAATCCTAAAATAAAAAATACTAAAGCGACACCAAAAGAAATTAGTAACGTATTTCTCCAATAATGGCGATTGCTATTTTCAAGATTAGCGTTTACAGCCTTCAATTCTCCATTTGCTTTTTGCAATTCATGCAATTCTTCTATATTAGAATCAAGTGTTTTATTCAAAACATCTATCTGTGCATTTAATTTCATGTTCTCATATTGGATTTTTTGCATTGATTCTGTTTGAGTTTTCAATTCTGAATTTGTAATATCCAATTTTTCAGTAAGAAATCTAAGACGATCTTCTGGAGTAGGAATGTTTGGCATTTTAAAAGTGCTTTGTTTGATATATTTACTTATATCTTCAGCCATTTTGTTTGCAGTATAATTTTTGTATTCTGGAGTAGATGTGAGTTCTTGTAATTGCTTTTGTAAATTTTTGAGTTGTGGAGAATTTATTGGTGATTCATATTCACGCCCATTTATAGTGATTTTATCGCTCATATATAAAATCCTTTCTGTATTTTTATATTATTTTATCATCTGAATTGATGACATACAACAATATATTCTCTATTAGATTTTGCAGTGCCGGTTATAATATAGGTTCGATTCCTATACATTGCGTTTTTGTCATTAAACTGACGTAAGAATGATGATAACATTCTGATTTTGGCAGTTCGTCACTGCCAATTAAAAATATAAATAAGAAAATAAAACTAAGAAATAGGCATTTCATACTTTGTATGAAGTGTCTTTTTCTAACAAAAATAAAAAAGGAAGGAGACATCTGATGGCAAGGAAAGAAAAAGTTATGGATAAAAATGATTCTTTTGATGATACACATGATTACAGGTGTCTTCGTTGCGGAATGTCGTGGAAGAATCCTGTTGGACATTTTTATAAATCACAATGGTCTAAATCATTTGAAAAAAATGATAAATATGTCCATTTATGTACGAATTGCGTAAAAGAATTGTTTGAATATTATGAAAAAAAATATAATACAAATACGGCTTGTATTCTTTTATGCTATAAGCTTGATATTCCATATTATTATTCACTATTTGATTCTATTGCAAAAAATAACAACACGTTCAGTATGGGGTTATATTTAAGACAAATCAATGGTAGACAATACCAATATCAAGATTTTTCACAAAGTATTTTAACTGGAGAAGTTGGAAAAAGCAAAAATGATTTAGATAAAGAAAAGGAAGTCAAATGGTCAAAACAAGATATTCAAAATAGAGATTTCGCAATTGATGTTATTGGATATGATCCATTTTTAGATTATCCGGAAGAGGATAGACGATTCTTGTTTAATCAATTATCTCCATATCTAGAAGATGAAGATGTCTCTGATGATACATATAAATTATCACAAATTTTACAGATTGTAGATAACAATAAACAAATTCATCAATGTGATATTAAAATTGCAAATTTAGATCCTGTTACTGATTCAAATGATATTAAGAATCTAAACAGTATTAAGAGAGATTTGGTTAATTCAAATGACAAAATCGCAAAAGAAAATGAAATCTCTGTAAAAAACCGTTCCAATAAAGACATCGGTAAATCAACTCTTACTTATCTTATGAGAGATTTAAGAAATAAAGATTTCGATAAAGCCGAAGCAGATTATTACGATCAATTACGAGGTAAAGGAACTCAATGGGCTATTTCTATTTCTCAAAAGGCAATGCTAGACCATTGTTTGTTTGATGAAAATGATAAAAGAGAAATTTATGAAAACCAATTGACTTTAATTGATGATTTATATAAGCAATTAGATGACAAAAAAGAAGAAGTTCGTAAATTATTAATTGAAAAAGACAAACTCACAGAAGAAATTTCAGCATTAAAGGAGAATGGTTAGTATGGCTTATGCAAAATTAATGTCTGAAAGAAAACGGAAAATCTGTGAATTAGATGCGGAATCAATTGCTTATTATAGAAGAAATCCTTGTATTGCATGTGAAGATTTACTTGGTATTAAGTTAATAGATAGCCAAAAATACATTTTACAAGCTAGTTGGAACAAACCACATGTTCTTTGGTGTTGTAGTCGGAACTTTGGTAAGTCATTCCTTGGAGCTGTTTTCATGGTTTTAAAAGCTGTATTATATGAAAACCAGGCAATTTATATCGTATCTTCTGTTGGTGATCAGTCTAAAGAAACATTTTCTAAAATTGAAGAGATTGTTTTACGAATTGGTAAAACAGCAGCTTCTATTGGTTCTCTAAAAGATATCGTAGAAAAAGAAACTAAAAAATCAGCAAATAATAAGACTGGATTTGGACATGCCCAATCTGGATTCCATGTTGAATTTTACAATGGTAGCGAAATTTTTACATTGAATGGTAATCCGGACAACAACCGTAGTAAGAGATCCAGTTTGGTATTTTTTGATGAGGCAGCTTTCTCATCAGATGAACTTATTGCTGTCTGTGAAGCTTTCGCAACGCAGAATACAGAATTCGTTACATCTACAGAAGAGAATTTTAACCCGGATACATTAAAAAGAAAGTGTCCAACTCAGCTTGTATACGCTTCTTCTCAAGATGATATGAGTAAAATGTTCTATAAACATTATAAGAACTTTGCAAAAAAAATGCTTGCAGGTGACAGAGATTATCTTGTAGTAGATATGATTTGCGATACAGCTATCAAAACATTTATGGAAGGAAAACCGTATACTGCCCTACTTACTCAAGATAAAGTTGATGCAGCAATGAAAGCAAATAAAATTAAAGCCCTTAGAGAATATTACAATGAGCCAACCCGTGATGGTGGTGTAAACCAAATTGTAAAATGGGGGACGATACGTAGAAATGAAACTTTCTTTTTACCACAATTACATTATGAACCAAATACTAAAATTTGTTTAGCCTTTGACCCTGCACGTACAATTGATAACTCTATTTTAGGAGTAATGAGTATTGTAAATGATCCTGATTATGGTTACATAGGAAAAATAGTCAACTGTGTGAATTTATTCGATAGTGCTAGTAAAAAAGGATATAAAATGGATTCCAATAGACAGTTAAAAGAGATACGAAATTATCTTACATTATATAATGGGCAATACAATGATTATCAAAATATTGACTGCTTATTAGTAGACCAAGGTGCTGGTGGTGGTGGAGTTTCTACATATGCTGACGGTCTATTAAATGATTGGGTTGGGGATGATGGCAGAAATCATAGGGGTATCATTGACGAAAGCCATGATATTTATGCAGGATATAAAGAAAGATATCCAAATGCTATAAACAAACTTAAATTAATAAGTCCTAGAAAATATCGTACTCAAATGGTTGACGAATTCATTGAACTAATGGATTTAGGCGTTATTAAATTCCCATATGAATATAAATCTGAATTTATTTCTATTGCAAAAACTATTGAGAATTCAGATGAAGAAACTATTGAAAAATATCAATTATCTGACAAAGAAACAACTGCATTATTAAATATAGATTTAATGAAAACTGAAACAACTTCTATATATAAATATGAAAACTCAGAAAAAACAACTAAAAGTTATGCACTGTCAAAGGACAAAGAAAAAATATTACACGATGATAGATTTTATGTTCTTATAATGCTTGCACATAGATTATATGAATTACGAAGAGGTCAAACTATCCAATCGTCATCTCAGGATAATTTTGATTTTACTTCTGCTCCTATATGTGCATCTGCTGTGTCATTTTAGAATGAAATTCGTACAATCCCACTATGTCTTTAGTATAGTGGTAGTTCACAGAAAGGAGCGTGATTTATGTCAGAAAAATTTATAGAAAATCCAGATAAAGATTATAAACTTATCATTGCTTCTGAAGAAAATGATGGTGAGGATGTTATTCTTACAACAGCAGAAAAAATACAGCATGTCACCGAATCATGGATGTATGATGCAATGGAAAGCTTTAATAAGGGTGGACGACAATATTCTGTGCGTTTTAATGAAGATTCTACTTCTACTTCTTCTGCTTCTGAGACTACTATAGACGATTTGAAAGAATTGGCTATAAATGCTCAAAGTGATTTGTCTAAAATTCGTAAAATCAATATTTTGGTTAGACAAGCAGAAAATGAAGATGACATCATAGGGAAGGTTCATGAAAGCATAGAGTCAAATCTGAATGCAAATGTGCAATTTACATTTGATGAATTACCAGAAGATTATGATAAAAAACTAAAAGAAAAAGCTAAAAATGTTATTAAACGATTCCATAAAGAAATTAATGTGAATGAAATTATGACAACTTCTATTACCTCTACTTACGATGAGGGTAATTGTATTCTTTATTTGCGTTCAAAAAAAAATAAAGGAAAAACTCATCATGTAGTGGATAAATATCCTTTGGGTGTTGCACTCATTTCTGACTATTCTTTAAATAGTATTCCATATGTATTAATCGATACAAATGAACTCACAAATAGATTACAAAAGACAACATTGAAAAATAAGAAAAACAAACCATTATTTTTCAAAAATACAACAGAGGAAATTAAAAATAATTATCCGAAAGAAGTCATCGATGCTTATGTCGGACGTGAACGTTATGCTGTTTTAGATATACGAAGATCTGGTGTAAATAGGTTTGGAAACATGGGACGTACTTATGGTATATCTCCTGTTTTCAAAGCACTTAAACCTAAAATAATGTTAGATACTTTTGATAAAACAGATGCCACTAATGCAAAAGCCAAATCAAAAAAAATCATTACACAAATAATGAGAAAAGAAACAATGGGCGCATCTTATGAAAAAAAAGGATTGGAAGATATGGCTTATGCACATACATGCTTAATGGCAGCATGGAATAATCCAACTGTAGTGTATACTCCACCTCCGTGTGTTGAAAAGGTTGTGTATGTTGAGCCTACTGTTGAATTGACAAATGAAAGTACAATTAAACAATATCGTTCAAGAGTTACTTCCGCTTTGGGTATCTCATTTTTAAATACAGATGGTCAACAAACTGTCAGCACAGCAAATATATCGATTAAGCAATTGATGAAAACAATCAATAAAATTGCAGAACGTCAAGAGGTTATCTTACAAAGATGGTACGAGATAGTTTTAACAGAAGAAAATATACCACTTGACTACTGCCCTACACCACATATTCTTGATGCTGAACTATTAGAGTTTGAAATGAAAAAAGATTTAGCAGAATTTTTGTATTCAAAATTAAACTGCTCATATAAAACAGCATACGAAGTTCTTGATCGTAATTTTGAAGATGAAAAGCAACGAAGATTGGACGAAATAGAACATGGTGTAGAAAAGATATTTATTCCACATGCTACTTCTTTTAACTCTTCTGGCAATCAGGATACACAAGGAGAAAATGATATTGGTAGACAAGCCGGAAGTGATGATGAGCAAAAGCAGGAATATGATGAAAATTATAACCAAACAAGAACATAGTAATTGACATGAACAGTCAATTACTTTTTTGTTTTGTGAAAGGATTTAGATATGGAAAATGAAAAAATAATTTTAGAAAGCAAGCCCATATCTATTGCATCTTATACAAATTACAAAGAAGCTGTTTTTTTAATTAGTGTATTAGACGAACCTGACGGATACGGAAGAATTATTCCTGAAGAAGCAGGTGAAAAATATTATAAGACTATTATTGGATATCCAATTGTAGCCAAACTTAAAAAGAATTTGTTTGGGCAACCAATAGATTTTGGTGGTCATGAATTAAAAGTTGAAAAAACAAAGAATGGCAAAAAAAGTCATTTTGACACCATAGCAATTGGAAGTGTTGTAGATGCATGGGTTGAAGAACGAGAAGTTGATGGATATGAAGGTACACCAAAATGTATCTTAATTAAATCTAAATTGTGGACTTCACGTTTCCCAGAATATTTCAAAGTCTTTGATAAGTTGTGGGAAGACGGGAATATTAGCAGTTCGTGGGAACTTACTGCAAGTGAGGTACTTAAAAAAGGAAAGAACAAGATTTATAAAGTTTTTGAATTTATCGGAAATTGCGTTCTTGGAAGTTATAAGATACCTGCTGTCCCAGGAGCCGGAGTAATAGAATATGCAGAATTAGATGGCTATGAGGCTGAATTAGCAGACGCTCTCGAAAAAGATATCGTAAGTACAGATGTCGCTAGTTTAGATATAGAAAGTAAAAAGGAGGAAGAAGATTTGGAAAAACAGAATGAAGAATTAAATCCTACTGTAGCAGAAAATACAAAGACTGACGTAGAGAACAAAGAAAATATTGATACAGCTTCTACTGGAATTGCTTCAAAAGAAGTTAAAGCTGAAATTTCTACAGAAGATGTAAATACAGATACAGCTTCACTCACAGATGGTGATTTGTTTTCGTTAATTTCTAAAGCATGTAGAGAAAAATGTGAAGGAGATTGGGGCTATATTTCATACTGGTTCCCAGAAGAACATACCGTATGGTTCAAAGATTCAAAAGCACCTACTCAGTTGGATTATAAATTATTTACATATTCAGTTGAGAATGACGAAGTGAGTGTTTCTGAGCCTACAGATGTAAAACTTACCGTTTCTGTAACAGAAATTAATACTGTATTGGCAGAAAAAGAGAATAAAATAAATACTTTAACTGCTGAGTTAGAGATTAAAGAAAATGCAGTAATTTCTGCCGGTGAAACAATTGGAAATCTCAAAAAGGACATTGCCGAGTTAGAGCCTTATAAAGTACAAGTAGAAAAGGCTGAACAGGAAAGAATCGAGGCTGAAATTGCAGAAGAAAAAGATGGCTTAAAGAAAGATCTTTTAAAAGGTGGACTCTTCTCTGAAGAGGAAGTTGCAAGTGCTGAGATTGCAGAACTTATTGAACGTAGAGACAAGTCTGCTATTAAGACAATGATTGCAGATAGATATATTGCTTCTTTTAATAATGATGTTGCTGAAGATACGTCAAATGATGAAACAAATACTGCTACTGCAAGTCTTGAAGTAGATGAAGTTAATGAAAGTCCAAGTTCTTTTATGACAAAATTTTTATTAAACAAATAAGGAGGAAAGAAAATGATTCGTGATATTAGACGTAATGGCGCACAGCCAAAAGATACTATGCACAAAGCTGAAGTTGCTATGGTAACAGGAATGGGTGTTGTAATTAAAGATGCTTCTACTGTAAAATTACCTGCTGCTGAGACAGCTTCAAACATTTATGTTGCAACACAGGAAAGAGTACCTCATGGTGTTAATGCAGCAAGGACGGATATGTCAGATTATGATGAAGATTTCGTAAACATTAAAAAGGGTGACTTCCTCGGTCTTGAAAATTATACAGATGGTGAGAAATTCGCTACTGACCAGTTTAAAGCAGAAGACTTTGAATCTGTATCTGATGGAATGGCTGTATCTGTAGGAACTGATGGAAAATGGCAGAAAGCTACTGCTACAGTTGCTTCAAAATATGTATATGAAAAAGATTTCGCTGATAACGGTCATAAACTTATTATCATTCGCGTTGAAAAAGACGCAGTAAAGAATTCATAATATAAGGAGGGTTTAGAATAATGGCACTTAATACTGAAATTAAAGATATTATGAGCAAAGATGGCGTTCTTTTTGACGTTGCTGAAAAAGTTGAGTATAAACGTGAACTGAATGCCGAAGAGAAAGAAATCGCAGAGATTTCTGATGCATGGGCTAGAGAAATCGGTAAAACTGGAAAAGATCCTGAGTGTACAATCGCAGAGTTTATCAATAGAACTGTAAATGAGGAAGTATATAATGCACCAGATGAGCTTCTGGATCAGATTTTTGAAAGAGGAAGTGTTGGAGAATTTGATGACGTAGAAGGACACAAAGATCCTAAGAACACACTTGTAGCACACGAAGCTGCTAAAGGTGGTACTGTAGATCGTTCTTACATTGATATCTCTGTACTGAAACCGACATGGAAGAATCGTCAGGTTGAGACTGATATCTCTTATGTTGACCTTCGTAAGAATGGATTTAAGTCTATTGCTACACTTACAACATTTATGAAAGAAGCATGTCAGAATGCACTGTTTTATGATGCACTCTCTCTTGCTGATACTGCTGTAACTGGTGGTGAACAGGCTATTTCCGTAGCTGGAGCAACACCTACACTTGAAGCTATGGATAAGCTTTCACTTTATCTTAATGATAGAGGAAGCGATAATGTAATTATTACATTAAATAAATACGCACAGGCAATTAGACGTATGCCAAATTACGCACAGTATATGAGTGATTCTATGAAAGATGAGTTTAACAGATATGGACTTGTAAAGACATATGACTCTATTGGAATCGCTGGTATTTCTGGTGCAAAGAAAACTGGCACAGGTTCTCTTCTGATTCCGGACAAACGTATTTATGGTATCGCAGATAAGGTAGGAACTCTTGATATGAAGGGTGAGATCCATACATATCAGGATATGAATAACCAGGGTGAAAAAGTTCATCTTATGCTGAAAGATTTCACTTACGGATTCATGCTTACAAATATCGAGAATTTTGCTAAGGTTACACTTCAGTAATCTTTTTTATTATTAAATTTTAAGGAGGGTGCGAAAGCATCCTCCTAGTACTAGGAGGAATTATTATTAATATTAATCAATTAAAACACATTCCTGTGTTAAATTATAACGACAATTGTATTTGTGTTAATATCGCACCTGGAAAAAGTTTGAAATTTGACGAAGCTTTATTTGGAGAACCAACTACTACTCCACTCACACTTGATGAAATAAGATACATCAATAATGGGATTGCTTTTAAAGCTGGTTGGTTAGAATTTCCAGAAGAATTAGAGGATGAAGTCTATGAAGAGCTTCGTATAGATAAATCGAAAATTCTTAAATTAAAAGATATTAAAGATATTTTATTACATCCAACAAAAGACGGATTAATTAAAATTCTTAGTATTCAAAGTCTTGCAGATTTTGATCGAGTTCGTGGTCAATTCCAGAAATTAAAGTATGATGGCTACAAACTTACATTAGATATCGCAAATATAATCGAAAGAAGAACTAAAGAACTGTTTAATAATCAGTTAAAATCAAATATTGTTATCGAAGATGCAGATGTTGTTTCAAATGACAATGGAAAGGTTGCTGAATTAGAAAAACAGCTTAAAGAAATGAGAGCTTTGTTGGAAGCAACATTGTCAAATAATACAAAAACGGACGATAACAAATCAGAAAAAAATTCAGAAAATAATGAATCAAAAAATAGCAATAAGCAGTCTTCTACTGTAAAAAAGAAAGTTGGAAGACCAAAGGGTACGACTTCTAAATAGGAGGTGTAAAAATGCCTCAATTAACTACTGATTTTGAAACCATACTTAATAAATTTTATGACCGAATAGAAAAAGATGAAAATTTCTTTGAATATTACAATGTTGATATAGAAGAAGCGAAGGCAATAGCTGAAACAAGAGCAAAACATTATTTATGTGAAGCCTTGGATAAATTATCGTGTCTTCCAGATTTGGAAGTAGATTTTTCAAATTATGATTCAGATTTTGAAGTTATAAATGAAAAACTATATCCAAAAGAAATTCTATTAATTGTCGAGATTATGTTTCTTATATATATGAAACGTGATGAATCTTTACTTCACGCAATGGAGATTAATTTTACTCCGTCTGATCTAAGTGTTTTTTCACCAGCTAATGAGCGAACAAGTTATAGAAATTTTATAAGTAAATTAGAGCATGATATTGATATTCGGATTGATGACTATAGAAATCGTGATAGAAAAACAAATGCTTTAAAACATACCATAGATTATTCTCAGTATAGTGATTAGGGGTGTTTTATGGATATCGAATATTTTAAAAAACTTCAAAATGCTCATGGTACAAGAAATAAACGTGAAAAAGAACTTATAAAAGTCAATAGAAATTCTAGTAAACATTTTGATGACACTTTTGATACGGAAGATGTATTGGTAAATGATAAGCCAATGCAGCTTATGATTGTGCATGATACGGATTTGAATGTCTATAAAAAGAAAATCAAATCAAGACACGAAGATGTTTTTAATCTTGGCGATTATGTTATTTGGAATGACCAAGTATGGTTGATTACATTAATAGATTCTGATAACAAAACTTGGAATCGTGGATATATGTATTTATGTACTATTCTGCTTCGTTGGCAGAATTCAGAAGGTAAAATTGTTGAAAGATGGTGTTATTCAGAAGATTATACTAAATACAGTATGGGTGAAACTGGAAACTCTTATATTACTGTAGGTGATTATCAATACGGTTTAACATTGCCTGTTGATGATGAAACAAAGAAAATAAATAGAAATAGTAGATTCGTTATTGATTATGAAGGAAATTATCCGCCTGACACTTATAGAGCAACTGGAAAGAAACCTTTCTTAACAGATGATAATTATTTTTCCCGTGGCGGTGTAGTTATTTACACATTATCTTATGATTTCTTTAATGAAAGCAAAGATAAATTGGTTACTTTAGACAATGGTACTCAAGTATGGATTTGCGATTATACGGAAAAGACGATTGATTTAGAAACGAAGATCGATGCTGCCATTACCGGAAGTTCATCACTTCGTTGTGGAAAAGAACGTACATGGGATGCGTCTTTTAAATCGGATATTATCGAAAAAGATAAAATTTCATGGAATGTGTTGTGTAAATATAATGTTGAAAAAATTGAAAACGATAAAAGTATTACATTAAAAATAAATGATGGAAATGCTGTCGGTGCAACGATAAAGTTACAGCTAATTGTTGATGATAATGTTGTAGCCGAAAAGGACATTTCTATTATTGTTGGTTTTTAGGAGGTAAGCTATGAGTAGTGTGCTAATAGACGTTGGTCTTTATAAGGATAAGATAATGTCACATCTCCTTGAATCTGACGATTTGTGCAAGGTTTTACTAAGAAAAGACCAATATACAGATGATGAAGTGGATGATTTAATTTACAATCAAGTATTTCCATATTTGTATATTGATGATACTCAGACAGAAGTAAAATCTTTTGTCTGTTTTGAAATTGATGTTAGGGTTGACGGTAATATTAAAACAATGACATTAACTTCTTATATTTACGCTCATAAAAAATGTATGAAAAACAATCTAGAAGGATACTCAGGTACTACTGTAGATATTCTATCAGATATATTTGAAAGGCAAATTGGATCTTGTATAAAAGATTTTGGAATTGGAAAGTGGGACTTAGATTCGACATGGCACACTTTCCCAAATAATAGTTATTATGGTAAAACTTTATCATTTACAACTTCTGATTTTAAAACAAAGGCTAAGTGAAAATGATTAAATTAGATTATTTTGATTTAATATCAAGAAAACCTATTGAGATTGAAAATGTCGGTTCCATACGATGTCCTCTTCTTTCTGATATAGACGATATAAAATATTATACATATTGTTCATATATTCAAGCATTAAAAATAACTCCAGATGATTTTTTTGATAATTTAGAAGAAAAATATGGAATAAAAGTACCTGTTGATCAAATTATGGAAATTACCAAATTTGATTTAATCCTTTCTGATGGTTCTTTATTACAAGAAATCGTCGATGCTTTTAACTTCTTTTTTGTTGAGGAAGTATATTTCGATCCAGAACAAATGGTCTTTGTTATTTGTACGATGAATGATTGCGAGGAAGAAAATATTGTCGGATATATATCAAGAGATAATTATTCTGATATTGTAAATATCATTCTCCAACGAATCAATATCGAAGTTGATGAAAATGAAGTAGATGATTTGTCAAAGGTAAAGAGTAAACGTGGTCGTAAGATTTTCGAAAAGATACGTGAAGGTCGTAAGAAAATGAAAAAAGCCAAAGAACAGGCTGGGGGCGGAAAACATCAATCTATGGCAAATATCATATCTTCTGTCGCTGCTTTTTGTCCTAACATGAATTATGTTCAAATATGGGACTTAACAGTATATGAATTATATGATCTGTTTAGCAGATTGAATATTATAGATCAATATAATATCTCTTCTACAAGCGTTTCAGTTTGGGGAGATGAAAAGAAACAATTTAAATTTGGAGTATGGAACGATAACATACATGAAAAATAAAAGGCATCTTACGATGTCTTTTTTATTTTGAATAAAAAACGAATTTTTATTAAGGAGGAATTGAAATGGGAGCAACAAGTTTTGAAAAGCAGATGGCGAACCGTGAAGTCTGCGATATGATTTTTGTTGAATACAAAACAAAGAAACCTTTTCTTTCTGTAGATTATGCCAATACATCAAGCGTAGAGCTTACAGGAGAAAACGTATATGCTTACGGTGGAAAAGGACATCCGAAGAAAGTAACATTCTCTGGAGAAAAAGGTGGAACAATGACTGTTGAAACACAGATTCAGACACCTAAGCTTTGGGAGTTAATGAGTGGCGGTACAGCAAGTAATACAGCTTCTTACATCAAGAAAGTTAATGCAAAAGTAGGTGCAGAGAACAAGATTACACTTGATGAAACAAACACAATTGATACTGGTTCTGTATGTGTTTATAAAGCAGATGACGCTGAATTAAAAACAGAATTAAAATCAACAGTTGCTGGAAAGGAAATTACTCTTACAGATACACTTGAAGAAGGAACTGGAGTAGTTGTATTCTATGGCGTAACAAGACAAGATGTTTATAACATTAACATCAAATCTACAAGCTTCCCGAAAGCATTCGCTGTATATGGAGATACATATATGAAGACAGAGGATGATAACATTCTGCCATATAGACTTACAGTTTATAAAGCAGTTCCGCAGCCAAACATGACTCTTTCTTTTGCAAACAATGGTGATCCAGGAACAGTTACACTGACTCTTGATCTTATGGAAGATAAGAATCATAACATGGTAGACCTCTCACTGCTTCCGGAGGAAGAGTAAGGAGGTGTCTCTTTATGAAGAGATGTGAAGTAATTTCATATAACAGATACAGAGAAGTTGTTGTATTTATATATGAAGAAACAGAAATTCAGATGCACTATCATTTAGATAGTGTGCCTGAATTTATTTATGTTGTTAAAAACGGAGATAAATTTGAAATCTCCTTAACAAGAAAATCTGTAAATAAATTACAGAGAAAATCAAAAACCAAGACAGTTGAGACTGAGTTAGTTGATGACACTGTTACTGATACTAAATCAGTCTAAATTCTATATTATAGTTTGTTTGTGTGTTTTATGGGGATAGGACAGGCTATAATAAAGTCTCTTCTATCCCCATTTTTTACGATTTTGAAAAATACATAAGCAAATTATATTATATAGAAATGGAGTGACTAGCCATAAAGTTTAAAACTCTTGAAGAAGCTGAATCTGTATATGGAAAAGGTTCTTTGGTTGGGATATCAAAAATTGACCAAATTATCTTTTATACAAGGCATGGGTTACAGCCAGAACTCACTCTTCCATCTGATAAAGTTGACGGGCATATTGTATGTTGGTTTCATAAGAATAAAACAAAACTTATTTATCAAAGATGGAATGAAGAACGACTAAAAAATAATGAATAGGTTGTTAAAGACAATTAACACAAAAGTAGATGACATACCTGTGAGGACGAATTGGACGTGAACAAAGAACAATAGTCAGGAAGGTCTACTACTCTCCTATTCAGATTGGAGAAATTATGAAAAAATTGAATTTAAAAGGTGTTACATCTGAAGCGGTTGCTGGTGTATTAATCTTAATCGTAGCACTTGTAAATGCAGTGTTACAAATGTTTGGATATAATACGCTTCCGATTGCCGATGCAGATGTTTCAGAAATTGTTTCCACTGTATTCTTAATTGGGGCTACATTATATAACACATGGAAGAATCGCAATGTAAGCTCTGCAAGTCAGACTGGTCAGAAAGTTGTAGATGCAATTAAATCCGGAGAATTACTTGTTGAAGAAGTGGATGAATTATTGGCGAAAGTTCATAAGTAGTCAGAAAGGATTGGTGCTTATGAATGGAAGATTTGCAAAATTTATTTAATTTGAATTTTGCATCAATAATCATGGGTCTTTTTATTATTATTCTTGGTATAGATAAAATTGTGTCTTTGTTAAAAAGGGTTAAAAGTATATTACGAATTAAACTTGGATATGAAGAAGACAAAGAATCTATCGAAGATCGCATTTCAATTTTAGAGAGACATGACAATTGGCAATACAAAGAAATTTCAAAGATATCTCAATGTGTTACAGATATTGACAAAAGAATGCTGGATAAAGATATTGATGATATGCGATGGGAGCTTTTGAATTTCTGTTCTGCTTTAACAGGTGGGCGTAAATACAATAGAGAGGCTTTTGATCACATATTCAGAATTTATGAAAAATATGAAATGATACTTAAAGATAATAAAATGACAAATGGATTTGTTGATGAATCAATGAATTATGTAAAAGAAGTTTATCATAAAAATCTCGAAAATGGTAAATTTTGAAAATAATTATGAAAGACCGGTTTCAAACGAAGCCGGTCAATTAAATGTCTTTGCCATATATGTTCAGTCATATGGCAAGGGCATTTTTAATTGGGGAGTAGACCAGACTGAACACTACTCTCCTGCTCTTATGAAAGGAATGATAAATATAGCTGTTAATGAAGGGAAACGATTTGAACAGAATTGGAAGAATTCTTGTGAGAAGTATCCTAATATATGGATATATAGGTTAAAAGATAACGCTGCTAGTTTTGGAGGAGGAAACAATACAAGATTCGCCAGTCATAATATGTGTGATTATATTATGTTTGAAGATGATACCAAAACGTTATATGCTATCGAATGTAAATCGACGAAAAATACATCTGTCCCACTATCAATGATTAGGCAGAATCAAATTGATGAATTATCCGATGCCGGAAAACATAATCTCGTTGCAGGCTTTTTGATCAATTTCAGAAATAAAAATAATGATACATATTTTATAGAGATTAGGGATTTTAATCAAATGCTTTTAACATTAAATAAGAAATCATTTAATATAAAAGACCTTGAGAGAAATAATGCAATCTATGTTGATTCGGAATGCAAAAAGGTTAATCATGTATATGAAGTAAAAAAATTTATTTCTGAAACTCATCTATAACTGTTTACTTCTCTTCTATTTGGTGATACTCTTAGAATACAAAATCATAAAGTATTCAAGGAGGTTCTACTACTATGGCAAGAGGCAAACGTAAGGTTGCGGAAAGAGATTATGAAAAACTAATTTCTTCGACAAAAGAATGTATTGAGAAGCTTGAGATAAAATCTGTAGAGATTAGAGAAGAATTAAAATCTAAAAAAGATGAATTAAAAAAGCTCGAAAAGGATTTTAAAAGTTATAAAATTCAGAAAGCCGAAGAAGAAAAGCGTCAACAGACACAAGAACTTGCCAAATTGCTCATGGAGTCTGGTTTGAGTTTAGACGAAATTAAAGAAAAACTTGTTAAGAATACTAAAAAGAAAACAGAAAAAGCAGAAAACGTTAAGTCTGTTGAGAAAACAGATGAACAAAAAGAAACTGCATAGATATAGAGAATATATAAGAGTCTGGAAACAGGCTCTTATTTTTGTGTAGAAAATTATTATAGTTTAAAGGAGATTTTATTATATGACAAAAAAGAATTTAAAAATTAAAGATACTATCACAATGGTAGATAAAGTAAATGCGATTGAAGCGATTGTAAATTCTGCTTTTGATGAAAATGGATCTTATACTCCTTATTATGTAGATATTAAAAAGGTAGAAGTTATTGTCGATTATTTCTTAGAAGGAATTGAATTGGCTGATAATGAATACACTTATGAAGTTGCGATAAATGATAAAGATGTAAATAAGCTTGTAAGCCGTTTCTTCTATAATATTGAAGAATCTGACAAAGCAACGAAAGAAAATGAAAAGAATGTAGCATATATCTCTATCATGAATGACGTTATGGCTAATGCCGGAAATAAAATTGAGTTTATTAAGCAGGAAGTTATTAATTGTACATACATGAAAAATGAATTCTATGCTAACTTCAATACTATGGTATCAAATGTAAATAAAGCAATCGAAAATTTTTCTAATCTTGATTTGTCTAGACTGGATGAAGATACTATTACTACTGCTCTTGGAATTATGAACCAGTTGAAAGACAAAGAACTCACACCAGAATTAATTACAGATGTAATTAAAAATGCTGTTAATTTTGAAGTTCCGGAGACAGAAATCTACGAGGGACAGAGAAAACATATTGAAGAACAGAATGCTCGTATTAAAGAACAGGAACAGGAAATTATTGAGTTAAGAAAATGGAAACGTAACAATGAAGTGCGTAATGTTCTGAATGATAAAAAATAAGGTGATTATATGGACACTGAATATCGAGTAAAAGTTGAAGTTGCAAACTCTGATGATATCAATGAGTTCGCAACTTCTGTTTCAAAATTAGAATCATTTAAAAAATTAACGAATACTGAAAAGTTAAAAATACTTGTTAGTTATCCTTTTCGATTGCGATTTGTCCATAGGAATAAGGTGATTGTATGAAACATGTATTTACTGATCCACAAGCTCTTTTGGCTGAACTTAGCAAAGAGATGTTAAAAGCTATGCAAGAGGTCGATGCTAAAGGTAAAGCAAAAGCAAAAGAAAATGCAGAACAATTTTATAACCAAGGAAGTCCAAAGAGATATGACCGTACAGGTAAATATGGCGATGCTCCAGATAGCACAGGTGCTCGAGGTGGAGGTGGTCATGTATCGACAGAAATATATATGAATGAATCTGGTCATGGATATACTACTGGTACTTTCTCTGCCAGAGAAGTTTGGGAAGCTGCTGAAAATCATACATCCGGAGTTCTTGGTAAGCCTGGGCGATGGGCACAAACAGAGCAAGATGTAGAACAGTTGGCAAATGAGATATTTGCAAAACATTTTAATTAAATTATAGAAAGAATATAAGAAAGGCTCATAGCACGCCTTTCTTTTTTTGTTGGAAAAAATATGAAAGGAGTGCAAAATGGGTGACTTTAGAATTAAAGTTCAGGCAGATTTAGATGCAAAAGATCTGACTGCGAAACTAAATGCGTTAAAAAAAGATATAAAGATTCCTGTTCAATTAGATATTAAAAATTCTGAATTAAAGGCTTTACAATCAAGTATTAAAGAACTTGGTAAAAATGTAAAATTAAATGTAGACGCTTCAAAAGGTGAATCTGCTGTTAAAAAGATTTCTTCAGAAATGAAGCAGATGGAAAAGTTTAAATTTAAAATTGAGACAAAAGGATTAGAATCTGATTTAAGTAAGATCCAGAGTCAGATGAGTAAATTTCAAACACAAGCATTTACATCTGCGCAAAAAACACAGTATTCTAAAATACAAGAATCTTATAAGATGCTGGAATCCATGTCTAAACAAATGGAATCCAAAGGAAATAATTTAAATTCAAGTGATGTTGCTGCTTATAATAAGCAATTAATAACAACAAAAAATCTTGTCTCTAGCTTAAATAATGAATTGTCTGGTATGGCATCTTCAGCCGAAAGAATTAAATTCGGAAATCAAATGCAAAATTGGATAAGTCAGAATACAAAAGCAACAAAAGAAGCGAAAGCAGAAATACAAGATTATATAAATAGAGTTAAAGACGTAAACACTGAAATGTCCAAAGGTGATTTTAACTCTATAAAAAATGGATGTAAATCAATTGTATCCGAGATGACAGCAGCAGGGAAGATAGGAAAATCTTTTTCTCAAGAACTTGGTAGAGGATTTAAACAAATTGGAGAATTTGCTTATACATATGGAGCAATTCAACAGCTTGAGACATGGATAACAGGTGCAGTTGGTGAGTTAAAAGAAGTCGATAGCATTTTAACCGAGATTTCTAAAACCTCCAACTTAACAAATACACAGTTAAAACAACTTGGGTCTGATGCATTTGATCAAGCAAGTGTTTATGGTAAAAAAGCATCTGATTATTTGCTTGGTATTCAGGAGATGTCTCGTAGTGGTTATTACGGAAAAAATGCTGAAAACATGGCAAACCTTAGTGTGCTTGCACAGGCTGCCGGTGACTTAACATCTGATACGGCTAATAGTTATTTGTTGGCTTCTAACGCTGCTTATAATTATCAAGGTAATGTTGAGAAATTAAATGCTGTACTCGATGGACAAAATGAGATTAACAAAATGGTTTCGCTATATGGAAACATATAGCTTCATAGTTGGCTTTTATCCTGGAATATCCAGAGATGGACAACCGGGAGGATAAGTTATCATAATATATATGGTGAAAGGATATTATAATAAATAAAGAATTAAAATCATGGGAAAGAATAACTCATTGTTCTTTCTGTGGAAAAGAGTTTATAACTACAAAATATAAACTTGAAAATAATAAAAAGGGAATTTTCTGTAGTAGACAATGCTACTCAGATTACAAAAAGTTAGACATGCTTGGGAAGAATAATCCAAGATATGTAGAAAAAGAACATCTTATATGTGATAATTGTGGGAAAGAGTTTGAAAGAATACCTTCTACATCAAGTATACCAAATAAAGATGGAGATATTCATAATTTTTGTTGTCAGCAATGTTATTGGGATTTTAGATCTAAATATTATATTGGTGATAAATTATATAATACAGGAAAGAAAATGAATGAGGAATTTTGTGATAAAATCAGAAAAGCAACTCTTCTTCAATATAAAGAAGGTGTTTTTGATCGTCAAACAAAACCTCAAAAAATTGTGAATGAAATCCTTGAACAATTACACATATCGTATATCAACGAAGAAACATTCAAATATTATTCTGTTGATAATTATCTAAATAATCATAATTTAATAATCGAAGTAATGGGTGATTACTTTCATTCTAATCCAAACAAATATCCTAACTATAAACAATTAAATGATATACAATTAAAGGATACTGTCAGAGATAAAAGGAAAAATACTTACATAAAAAAGTATTATAATATAAATATATTGTATCTTTGGGAATCTGACATATTAAATAATCAGCAATTATGTAAATCGTTAATTTTATATTATATAAAAAACAATGGTTTATTGAGCGATTACAATTCATTCAATTATTCTTTGATTGATAATAAAGTAACTTTAAAATCTAATATTATAAATCCATATTTTATGATAACCCCCTAACGACTAAGTTGTAATATAGTGATATATTACACACGCCGACCTCGATGGGAACAGCCCATCTTCTACTGTAGTCCACAGAGAACCTAACGTTTTGCGAGGGAGAAGATATAGTCTGCTCTTACGTTATAATCTAATAATGAAACGTAAGAATCAAGAAGAAATTCTTGGTCGCCATAATGTAATGCTGAGTAGCATTATGGTCAGTAGCATATTTTATGCGAAAGTAACAGTACGCACCAACAAGAACTCTGTATCTATGGAAGATATGGCAGCTGCAACAACAAAAGCTGCATCTATGGCTTCTGAAATGGGTGTTGCTGAAGATAGTCTTTCTGCAATGATTGGTACTATCGAAGCAAGGACAAAAGCAAGTGGTGAAGAAGTTGGTACTGGTATCAAATCTTTGCTTATCAATTTGCAGAATATCAATAATAGCAAGATTGTAAGCACATTAGATAAAGCCGGAATATCAATGACAGAATTGAAAGATGGAGTTGAACAAATGCGTGATCCTATTTCAATTCTTGAAGATTTACAAAAAGTATTTAACTCTCTTGATGAATCTGACCCACTTCGTTCAGAAATTTTGACTAATATTGGTCAGAAATACCACGCAAAGGTTTGCGTGGCAGTACAGAAATGTGCTGCATGAACATATTTAATTGCAGGTAATGCGTAAAGCCTTACACCACAATAGCAGAGACAATCATGCTATGAAGGTGCGAAAGCAGAAACAACGTAAGGATGATATATGGTCAAAAGCCTAAGTATCAAATTTACTGATTTTATATAAATCAGGAATTGCTGTTCTTGCAACGAAGCACTCTAACGTATCCCGAAGATCATTCGGTACTTGAGGCGAGGGTGAACGTTCAACGACTATCCCCACGTCGGGATTTGGAAATATTTCTCTATGAAATTATAAAATAAAGGTGGAAATCCTGAATATCCAAATCAAAAGGAGTACGGCTTAATCGCAAATGAAGTCGGTGAGAATCCGTTAAATGGAAAAGGTATGACTGCTACTCTTTTATTTTGAGTGTGGTTAAGAAATAGTCTTAACATCTTAGGAAACTAAGAGAATATAAAATTAATAAGATGTTGCGAGTCTTATTTAAAATATTTGAAACCAACTTTCCGCACTTCTTTCCGGATGGGATGACTATGAAAAAATGGTCAAAGAATACTCTGAAGGAACTGGATCGGCTGCGGAAGAAGCTGAAAAATCAGCAAATAACTGGGAAGGTAGTATAAATAAACTTTCCAATGCCTTTACATCACTTGTTGGAAATTTTGCTAATAGTGATGTAATTGTAACTGCTACTAATGCTTTGACAGGATTTGTTAAGGTGTTAGATGTATTGACACAGAATCCATTAGTAACTGCCGGTATTGCAGGCACAGGATTTGGTGCTTTTAAATTCTTTAAAGACTTAGATGAACTCAGAAATCACAGAGTTTCCACTATGAATTTTCCTATATTAACATATCCTATAGTGGGTCTAGCCGACATAAGAAATATAGCATAATGGCGTTATATTTCAAGTGGCGGAGCATGATGTGTCTTAAAGTTCTTACATCATAGAGGAGTATATCGCTTGAAACCTTGTTAAACCAATTATACTAAAGCGCATGTCCGTGAGGAATAACGTAAATGTTATGGAAACTGAAAAAAATAATTGGATGCATATGAATAATAATATGAAAATATTGTGACTTCTAAGTGCTATATAGAGAATATATATGAGAGGTAATAAGCAGGACAATATCTGACATAATGGTATATGGTGACATATTTTTACAGATAGTATCCCCAGAGACATACCCATCCTCGGAGAGAATAATTGCCATAAATATTATTCATCTTTTAAGGTATAGTGCATATTGCGATTTAGAAAAGTTTAAGTAATATGTTTGTTGCACTATATATGTAACAACCAAGTGTGGCGTAGAAATACGTATTATAAAACTTCCGATACATTACTATCGATAAAGTGATGAAATTATTCTTTTATAGAGAATAAATAACTGTAAAAATAATGGAGATCAGAAAAATATCTAATCTCCAAGATATAATATCGTGTCTCAGACCAGTCATAGTTTGAGATGCATATATTATAAGATATTTTCCGATTTCTGTAAATGGATTATGGAGAATATACAATTAGCTTACAGAAAGTGAGTGGCAATCCCCAACGGAGCTTGTGATGGCTCCGAAGGGTTTTCTTAAAAAGGAGGAAATTAATGGAATGATTCACAAATTCAAGTTAATTATTTATTATGTAGTGTGAACATACTATGTGACATCATTTTAGCAATTGCCTTAGCTTTTTCATCACTGATATCATCCTTAAAAGCGATAAGGAAAACAGCAATAATTTTAGAAATCTCATGAAGAGAAACATAAAGCATAAACGGAATCACTAAATAGATGTTGTTTAAAAGAATTCCAAAAAATTCTTTCAACACTACCCTCCTTTCTGTAAGATTAATTATCTTATTGGAAAATCAGGCAGAATAGCCCATTAGATTTCCATCGTGCCATTGTCTTACACTGGCACTACCACGTAAAGATATGGTTACGAAAATCCGTGGAACTAAGCATATTGTGGTCATATGCTGATTTTGTAACAAATACATTATACCATTTTGTCAAAATTTGGAAATCCAGAACATACATTCAGAAAATAAATTAAACGGTTAATTGTATGAAGTTCGGATTTTTACATGATTCTTTATATGCAAAAGCAAGCGCATCTAGAAATTGTGCATTTGATGGACATTTGTTTGGAATATAACCGAATATTGGTTTTAGAATATCTTTTTGTTCATTAAAAAGATGTCGCACGACTGTACGAATGTTTGATTCTACGACCATTGTAGATGTATGGAATTTCTTTGCAATGGAAGGATATATGTCTTTTGTGATAAGATATATCTCATCATCTTCCACTTCGTTAATTAATTCAATCGCATATTTGATATATCGGTATCCTTTGTACCTCCGACTTATGCGACAGATGAATAAAAAGTCATCAATTTTCATATAAATCACCTCATAAGTAAAAGATGCATTAATAATATACCATATTTAGCATACATTTCAAGATGTGATGTGCATATTCCGCAAAAACAGAGCACTCGCTCCGCATGAGCGGAGCGCTGTTCCGCTAGGAACGGATCATTGCCCTG